CTAGCAACCGGTCAATTTTGCGCACGATGTGCATTGACATATCGCCGTATCTTTCAGATTTACCCCATGAATACTCTTTTACCGTAAATGCAAAGCTACTCTGTGTTATATCGCCACGCATTATGCTGCGGGCCACTTGCATGTGTAGCGGATTTTCATAGTCGGGCACCCATGAATACTCAAGGTTCCCGTCTGAATTAACCCATATGCGCGCTGTGTTGCTTTTGGTTCTGCCCAAAATTGCCTCGGCTTCGTGATTGAATAAAACTCGTACATCATCTTCTAGAACTTCGTCGAACGCTCCGCGCTCTATTTTTTCCTCAAAAAATCTCAAATCGGTTACAGTGTCAACCACTGCAGCAATGCCGCCAAATTCCTTGGGCATCGCCTCACCTTCGCTGCGATAATTTATCGTACCTATTGCTCTTTTAATTGTTTCCATTTGGATTATTGTTTTTTGATGTTGAGGCTAGTAGTTGCTGTATTTTAGCATCCATAAACGCCTCAAATTGTTGTTGTGGTATCAAATTCGCTTCGGCATAGTAAGTGTCACCACCTTCAAAGCCGTTGGCGTCCTCAAATGCTCTAGCTTCATTTGGTGATAACCAACCGCCTCTGATGCCTTTATTGTAGAAATCCGCGCGATCATTTGCACTAGCTCTCAACAATGAATTAAAATTAAACTTAAAATAATAATAGGGTTTGTCTATTTCCTGCAATAATTTTCGGTTTAATTCCTGTTCAATGTTTTTGCAATACGCCATCAATGTGCGCGCGTAAAAGTCTTGATACTCTTGCTCAACGCTTGATTTAATACCTTCCTTTGCTCCGATCATGCTAGCGGGCACGCCAAAAATACGGGCTATTTCCTCAGCACTAAATGTTCTAGATTCGATGTATTGCGCCTCCTGTGGACTAAGTGATAAACGCTCCATTTCCACGCCTTGTGGCAAAACGGTGCTGCGCATATTGCCATCAATAACGTCGTCAAGTGATTGGCGCAAAGGTCGAGCCTGGGCTTCGTCAATTTTACCCGCAGATTTTAACAAAAATTTCAAGGTACCATTTTTGTAAACAGATGCGCTTGATTTTATCGCTGCTAAATCAATGCCCAAAGTTTCGGCATGTAACGTGATTGGTGATTTACCAACCAAAACACTATCAAGGCTCAAGCCTTTAAAATGTAACATATCAGTCGCAGGCACCACTGATGGAAAACCAGGCTGCTGCACTCGATAGAATAACTCGCCATCGCTCATGTATGGCGTCACATTGCTTTGATGTATTGGGTGTAATGCAATCGGAATAAATCTAGCGTCACGGTTAATAAACGCGTAAGCATTGCCATTTAACACAAGCTGCGACACCATGTACTTGGTGAAATCAAATTTCGTTTGATACGCATTTGGTTCATTTACAACACTCTGCCCATAATGCGCGTAGATTACTTTTCTTTCATCTTCGCTCTCGTAGTACAATTTCAAACCAAGAGCGGCAATGCCATCAGAAATAACGCGCACACAAGCGTGCACGCTAGCAATACTCATCGCACTTTCTTGATTTACGCTCTGTCCTGAGGTGGTTTGCTGCCCAAATAATGATGACAATGATTTTATCAGCCAATCGCTGGGAGCGGTTAGGCTACTACGCTTTTGCGCGGTTTTGAATATGTTAGGAAATAATCCCATTGGTGCAATATTAAATTTAATCTTATTCTACGCTGTTACATTTTACCCAACGCGATAGTGTCGCACGAAATACGCCATAACTACTGTATTTATAATGGCCGTATTTAGATTTAAATAATTCCTCTACATACCAATAAGCGTCCTCATATTTCTTGTGGTGCGGGAGCGCGGTGTAGTAGGTGCGTATAAAATCGTCGTGTGAGTAGTTCATATCGATTGAAACCAAAACTCTTGGTTATTATTTTTTTGAGCCTCTTGCAGGTAAGTTCCGAGCGCCATAACAATAGATACGGGCCCGTCGACCTTATCGCCGCTTTTGCTTTTATCGATTTTTATATTATCGGCTGGATCTCGTTTAAGCATTACATTTCCAAGCATCCAACGCGTTACCGGGTTTCCGTCGTGCTGTAGGTTACGATTTTTAACCAGGCGCTCAAATTCCTTTGTAGGTGCCGACATAGAACCAAACCCCTGCCCAAATGGATACATAGTAAGTCCCGCGTTCATCAAATCGTTAACTATCTGCGTAGCGTTCCATCTGTCGTAGGCAATCTCTTGAATGTCGTAAATTTCTGCAAGTTCAATGATTTTATGTCGTATAAACTCGTAATCAGTAACATTTCCCTCGGTTACGGTAATTAACCCGTCGCGCGACCAATTGCGAATCGCGTCACCTTGCTGGTCATTGCGGCGCTTTGCCGCTTCATCTGGAAGCCAATACCATGAGCGCACAGCTCCCGTGTTTGGCCAATAAAGTGAAAATGCGCAAAAATCCCCGGTTGTTGCTAAATCTAAGCCGCCGTAACATTCGCCATGTGGTTCGGCGTCATTTTCACATTTCATCCAATTTTCATCGCTGATCCATGTTTGGGCTGTATCTGTCCAAACGTTCAAAAGCTTGGTTTTAAATTCGACCTCTTTGTGGCTTAACTCTTTCGCTTCCTGTAATCCCTCTTCTAACTGCCTAGGGTTTACGCTCACTCCGTAGTTGGGGTTAGCCTTGGCCCAATTTACGGGCTCCATCCAATCGTCTCCGTCGTCTAGAGTGTAAATCACAGAAAATAACGCATCATCATTTATTGCGCCTTCAAGTACCTTGGTGCAGTATTGCCTATGCCGATAGCATGCCGATTCACGATTAAAGCCCGCCGTGGTAATAACAAATAACAACGGCTGCAATCTAGCACCCATCGAGTTTCGGATTACGTTGTACAGCTCATCGCTAGAGTGCGCGTGATATTCGTCAATAACTGCAAAGTGAGTGTTTAGTCCGTCCTGTTTGCCTGGGTTCCATTCAAGCGGGCGATAAAATGAATTTCCGTAATTTATTCGGCGGTTATTCACAGAGTTGTAAACATTTACACCCTCAGCAATCCAATCCACTTGCTTACACACGCGAGCCGATTCTGAGAAAACCATCATGGCTTGATCTAGCTTTGTGGCCGCGCTGTAAACCTGCGCACCCTCTTCACCATCAGCAAGCAACCCGTACAACATCAAAGCGTTGGAAAAAGTTGATTTACCGTTTTTTCGCGGCACTTCAACATAAGCCCTAGTATATCTTCTATATCCATCAGGTTTAACAAACCCAAACAAATTGGCAACAATAAAATGCTGCCAAGGTTCAAGCTTAAAAAGATTACCGGCGTAAGTTCCAACAGTGTGCTCCAATGATTCGATAAACTCCACGGCGTGCATGTATAAATCCTCATTGAAGATTATATCTGTGCGCTGCAAGTCTGCCTGAAATCTATGCGCAGCCTTCTGTATCAATTTGCAACTCGGTATCTCCTGCGATAATATCGCTTGGCAATATTTCTGTGCGTTGTTCAAAGTTGTTGATTTGGATTTGTGCTAAATATTCGTTTCTGTAAAAAAACACAGTATCGGAGATCTCCCCGTTTTTGTCCACTCCGCGCCACTTGTTCAAGTGTTTACGCTCAATAATAAACCCGCCATTAATTGGCTGTTTTCTGAATGATATTTTTTTTGCCATTTTTTAATAAATCTAATTTTGCCACTTTTGCCACCGGTTGCTCTTGTTTTGCAAGTTCAGACATCCCAAGCAGCTTCATTATGCGCTGCGCGTTTGTAATTGCCTGGTTTCTGATTGCAATCCATGGAGACGGCATTTCGCCACCGGTTCCGCGTGTGGTTGTTTTTTTCTTAGCCAATTTTGCGCAAGCCTCTTCATAGGTCGCCATCTCTACAGCGAAGGCTTTTATCAAATTTAAATCGGCCGCGTTTTTTTTGCCCGTAATTGCTTCGAGCGTTTCCGTGTAAATTTCTTCTTCTCTTTTACTATAAAAAATCATAATTTCCAAACAAATATAGTTAAAAAACGAAACTTTTTGTTTTCTTGGGTGTGAAGAAAAC